ATATAGTAAAATAAAAACCAAATTTAGACCATTCTTGGTAAAGGAAGAGAAAAAGCTCCTCATACTAGAAGAAACCTCTACCCAGAGAGAAATTTACAATGGAATTATAGAGGTGTTGACTGCTTGCTTTGAAACCAATGTAGACTTCTCAAAGATACCTCTTTTTGAAGTTGAGTGGTGTTTCTTGAAGCTCAGAGCCAAGTCTGTGGGGGAAACAATAAATCCAAAGATTAAATGCCCAATCACCAAAGAGAATCATCCGGTAGAAGTAGATATCAATAATATTGACTTGATTATTCAAACCAATGAAAATATTATAAAAATAAACAAGAACCTAATACTCGGGTTAAAGTATCCAACCATAAATGAGTTAATTGATAAAACGGATGATATTAATCAATTAATAGCCAACTGTATTACTTACGTTGAAGATGATAAGGAAAGAGTAGAAGGAAGTGAGTTTAAGTCAGAAGAGATTCTAGACTTCCTAGATCATCTAACAATAGCCCAATATCAAAAAATATTGGTGTTCTTTGAGAAGATGCCTTCGGTTTCATTAGATGTTAATTACAAAACAACAGACGGTGTTATTAGAAGTTTAAAATTGAAAGGACTTAAAGATTTTTTTACCTGAGCCTCAGTCACATATCTCTTAAAAACTATTTCGAGATAATGTATATTCTAACAAAAAATTATGGATATTCATTAAACGACTTAGAACACATGTTACCATGGGAAAGAGATTTATATGTGGAACAACTGAGGCAGGATGTAGAAAAAGAAAAATTAAGTAGACGAAAATGAAACTATCCCAATCCAAAACAAAAACTGATGTAAATCAAAAAGATACACTCAAAGCTTTATTTTTCGATTCTCCTGTTGATAAGAATATAGAAAAGCCACATATCAATACAGATCAATTTAAGAGTGAACCAGAAAGACCAGAACTTCTTTTGGAGAAGAAGACACCAGTTTTCTCCACATTAAAGCAACCTATCAGTGATGTTGTAAAAAATACGAATGTATACAACACAACCAATATTTACCCAACAGAGAATAACACAACAAATAGTAGTTCATTTGATCCTACCTATAACACAACAAATAGTAGTTCATTTGATCCTACCTATAACACAACAAAGAGTAGCTTTTTAGATCCCGAATATAACACAACAAAGAATTCTGCCCTTGATAATACTGTAAATAATCAGATTTCATCTGGAAGTATTATCAATAATACCAGCAACGCAACAGCTAATAGTATAGCTGGAGATTATACTGATAATGATGTGGACCTAAAAAGTTCTTTCATTCCATCAAATGAGACTCAAAATAAGATCAATCAGACCTTTTTTGATATCTCTAAGAGTAATGTTACTAATATGGTTAAACCAGAGGATGCAATCCCTGCATTACAGGCCGGTGGTGTAGTAAAGAAACCTACCGTGTCGTATCTACATCAAAATGAAGCCGTTGTTCCTTTGGCAAATTCTCCTGAATTCTCTAAGGTTGTTGATGTTATTAAACAAAGCACAACAAATAATATTAGCAAAAATGAAATAAATGCTAATGTTTCATCTATTAAAAATAATTCAACAACTTCATATAATAACAATAAACAGATAATAGAAAATATAGCTAAAAATAAACAGCCAAAGAAAGAAAAAACTCCATCACAACCACCAATAATTATAAATCAAGGAAGTGTTGGAGGAGCAAAAGTAACAGATGATGGGAAATCTGATTTAGGTAGATCCTATGTTGGATCTTCTTCTAAGCATGATTTCTATGCAAAGGTGAATAGACTACCAGATTGGCGAACACGAATTGGATAAAACAAAACCCCCCTATTTCTAGGGGGGTTTTTCTTACTCGTTCTCAAGACTCTCAAATAACTTCATAGGATCAAGTTCTTCATCAACTTCATCTTCCACCCGCACTGGCTTCTTCTTCTGCTTATTTAAATTCTTCTTTTCACTAAAACTTGATTCATCTAGATCTTCTGCCGACTGAGAGGTCGTCGGAGCAGCACCACGAATATCTCCACCCAACACAACATTCAAACGAGACTTGAGTTCATCATAAGACTTGAAATTGCTTGCCTCCATAAACTGCTTGAGGTTATGTTCTTGCTTCCAAATCTTTTCAATTTTATTATCATCTCCACCAAAGAGTGGTGTAGATGAATCAAATTCCGACTTATCGTAATTTGTGAATCCACCAACCTTGCGAATCTTGACCTTAAAGTTTGCTCCAGTCCAGAAGTCAAATGGGTTGTTTGGATCTTCATCCTTAAACTCTGGCTTCATGCGCTCCTTGATCTTATCAAAGATTTTTGTTCCGTACTTATAGAGGAACACCTTTCCCTCATTCTGGGGATTGGCCTCATCCTTAATGACCAACACATTTGAGATATATGTGGTCTTGCGCTTACGGATACGAGCGATATTCTTATCTTCCTCTGAACCAGTATTCCACAGTTCAGAGTTGAGATCTGAAACTGGATCCTTTTGGTTTAGTGTGGTGAGGCAATTCTCGATATACCATCCACCCATTCCTTGGAATGCATGGGAATATACCTTAACCCATGGGCAGTCTTCTCCATCAACTTCGGCCAAGAAGCGAATTACTGCAAATCCGTTTCCTTGCTTATCCTGCTCTGGTCGCCAGAAGCGGTCGTCGGAATAATCCTTCTTTGCTCCAGATTCCAGCTTCTTCATCAGGTCGCTAATACTATTATTAGCACGATTCTTAAAATCCTTAAAACTCATTTTGTTTTCTTTCTGTGGGAACTACCCACTTTTGGTTTATCAGCGGGAACTCCCCGCTTCTTTATTGTATCAGACACGCTCTTCCCTGTCAAGCGAATGGGAGAGCGTTTCTTTGTTTTTTTATTAGATTAAGATCAATACCCTCTATCTCTAATTTTTCTATTAGCGGTTTAGACAGATACTTGGCTACTAAGGAATAATCCATACCCAACTCTTCTTGGAGGTCGATAATGGCATCCATATAGGATACTTTGTATCTTGCAACAACGTTTTCTACTTTTTTACAGAAATCTTCTTTTGTTATTACTATTAGCATAAATTTTAATTACCGATTGTCTTATATATAAAAATAAAGGAATACTTAATGGCAGACGACATTACAAGCAATATCTCGATTACAACTAGTGATGGAACGGCCATTCTTGGAACAGACTATGGAACAAGTGGCACTGGCCTCACTCTTGCCCATGTCCAGCTAGCTAAACTAGCTTGGGGTGGTACTAGTACTACAAAGAGAGTAAGCGAAACTGATCCGCTTCCCATTTATATATACGGAACAACAGGGTCTGCGCTACTAGGAATTACAGGAATTGTTAATGGTACTGGTGGAGTATTCCCAGTTAAAAATACTCCCAATGGGTTCCTAATTGTTGGTGGGCCTACTGCTGGATTCACATTCGGATACAATCCAGTTAATGTTCTAGGAAACATTCAAGGAATAACCAACGGCGTTCTTGTAGGAATTACAGGAACCGTAAGAATAAACCAAACCCTTTCCATTCAAGGAGTAACAAACAGCGTTCTTGTTGGTGTTACGGGTGGTAGAATTCTTGGTAAAAATACTGACAGTATAACCGTCTTTGGTAGTGTCGGTATTTCGGGTGGCCTTGCCCTTACATCGGGTACTAACTCAATTGCTGTCTGGGGATCAGATCTTGGAACGAAGGTCCTGACGAGGCTCTACGCAGGGGATGGGGCCACTCTAGGCCACTCTGGTGATGCACTCAATGTTAATATCGTCGGAGCAGGATTTACGGCAAGTATTACCATCAACCCAGTTGTTGGTGTTACGAATGCTTCAGAAGGACCATTGCGTGTGTGTGGTAGCGGAATCACAGCCCACCCATCTATCTTTGTTCAGGGTAGACTTTCTGGTGGTGTACTTGAAGTTGGTGCTATCACGCCACTTCCTGTAGGTGTTACTGGTACTGTAGTAATTTACGATACCAATATAGTTAACTCCTTAGAATCTGTAAATAAACCACTTATTACTAATTTGGCGAGTATCAAGACAAATACATCAATTATCAATACGATAAACGATAAGCTCAATACTGGCATAATCCAATCAAAGATCACTGAGATTGTTAAACCAACTAAACTGTCTAATGGAACAAAGACCTTAACTGCTACTGCTACTGCTCTAGCAGCAAGCACTGCCCTCAAGGTTGGAATTCATATTAAAGCACCGTTAGTAAACACTGCTACAATTTATATTGGTTCTAGTACTCTAGTGACATTACCAACAACTGGATTCCCTCTGGAGCCAGGTGAATCAATGTTCCTTGAAATTGATAATATTAGTAAGATATATGCTAGGTCTTCAACTACCGGTCAGATTGTGGCTTTCATAGCGACATAAAATGGCATCACAATCTTCTTACAATAAAAGTAAAAGAAGAACACGGGGAGAAGACAACGAACTTGTTCCCGTTCGAAGTGGTATATTTTACGGTATAGAAACCCAGAAGGTAGATCAACAAAAATCAAATCTTAAAAGAGATTTGACTATTGTTCCAAACATAACCTTCTATAGCAGCTATACTAAGATAATGATGGACTTTTCTGATGTTCAAAACAATCAAGAAAAATCTGATGTTAAAACTTTATTTGACCTTTTAATATCTGGTTTAAATTTTACTTTAACAAATTCATCTTGGAAAAATCCAACACTAAATAAGTCAACATTCTCATTGGATGGAACCTATAGATTCACTAAAATAGTAGATAATATTATTTTTGCTGATGTTATTCTTGCTGATAACACAAGTCCAGATATTGCCAGATATGATAAAGAATTTTTTATAAGTTTACCAATAGTAGAATTCACTTCTATAGTTGATAAAGGAAAGAAACAAACCAAGAGTAATATTTTTAATCATCTTGGAAAGAATAGTAAAAATTCATTCTCTTATCTTGGGGCCAGGGTTGGAGATTATATTACTATTCAGAATAAGACTGAAAAGTATTTAATCGAATCAATAACCGTGGATAATGAAGGCAAAGAGACACTTACAGTCATAGGTGACCTTGGGACCGTTACAAATGTTGGATCACCATATCTTTTGACATTGAACCAATCAAACTCCTCAAAAATCCAACTAACTGATGATAATATAATTACTGGTAAATGTGATATATCTGTAAATGGTTCTGTTGTTGAGTGTGTAGACAACACCACTCTATTACAATCTAAGTTACGAGAAGATTTATTTAATCAGATAACAACTAGATTTTATCCTGGAGAATTTTGTATTGCCTTGGCAACGAATGATAATATTCAGGATGTTGCGAATATAGTGTTGAAGTTACAGGCAGAAAATGCTGCTCTGTATAGGGGCAAGAGTTCTAATCAGAATACTACAACAAGTGACTCTACTCTGTTCTCTAGCACAAATCTCAGAAATACGTTATTCACAACTTAACGACTTTCTTTGGGAATATCTCATATGCAATTAAAAGAAAATGTCTGGTCTTTTCAGATATGTCTTCAGTTGGGCATAACACGATAAGATCAACTATATCATTTGTCACTGCATAAAATAACACCTTACACTCTTCGATCTTTTCGATACTTCTTTTTGGCTTTGAGCCGAATAATGTGTAACTGTATCGAAGGTGTAACTCTACCATATTATTATTTAGGATAAAAAAGAAATCTGAACGATTTCTCGTCCAGATTCCTCGCCTCATTGGATGTATTAAATGTTAATTAAAGAACTAACTGCAGTTTGTTATCCATGCTTGGCGTTACGATCTTCTTTGCTGGCACTGCGAGATTATTCACAATAGTGGTCAAATAATGTTGCTTAAGGTCTTCGGTTGGTTCGGTTATAAACATCACGAATGATTCTGCAATCACAATCCCACCTTCGGCCTTTGCATAAGGTAACCACCTACCAAACATCAATCGACCATCATTTGGATTTGGCATAAGAATGGCCGCATCTGTAATTTTATACGAGATTTGACCAGCATTATCGATTGTGGTAAGACCACATACAATTTCCTCACCGGTACTAAGACGAACGATATTCACTGTTTCTGACATAATAATCCTTTCGTAAATTATTAACTCTTACAATTTCCTGTAATTCTATTCCAGAATGAACATTCTGGTGGTTTTTCAATTGGCCAACATGTGTTGAGATCTGTAGGCATTAGATCAAAATTTTCATGATCACATGCTCTCTTTGCCCCTCTGGCTACTTCTGTATCTGTTAGAAGTAGATCAATGCATCTACCATCAACTTCAACTTTACCGTATGTTAAATGTGTATGTTTCATAATAGGACTAGAAAGAATCGAACTTTCCAGTATTTATACTAGCTTTCTCATTATGACAGTCCTTAAGATATCTGAAACCCCACTGAATTTCTTCAGTCGCATTGCGAAGCGTAATCAACGCTTTATATATCCCAGAAAGTCTAACATATAATACTAAACCTATAGTCCCATAGGTATTTAGTCTTGATCTACACCCTCATCTACAAAAATATTAGGTCTTACAGGTTCCTTTATTTTTATGCCATAAGTTATGGCAACCAAAGGAATATCATTTTCCCATGTCACAGACATTGCTGTAGCATACTTATGTGTAAGTATCTCAGAACCAATACTTATAATTGGACCATTCTCAAATTCTACTACTTGTAGGGATTTTGGGTCATCAACATCAAACCCAGTACGAAAAGTACTGGACGGGCCAAATACATATACAATTTTATTGACTTCATCTTCAATAAAGCATCTTTCTTGTCCATTTGAGTTCTTGGCCACAATTACTGGCCTACACTTTTTAATAAGACCTTTAATCATTTTAATCGTTTCGATCATTTCAATGTTGTCATTACATTACATCCACAAGGGCTTACTTGCCACGCTTCATACTCACGTCATTGATTTCTCTCACGTCATTGATTTCTGTTTCAATATGTCGGTACATCTGATCAAATTGATCGGATTGATCACGCTGAAGATTTTCTTGATCTTGCTGTATTTCACGGATATAGTCATCAAAAGTTGTCTGTTTCACACGGCTATCGATGTGATTACGCAACTTGTTGAGTTCATTACGAATATCATCTGTTTCACGTTGACGATAATCATCTTGACTTTGACGCTGGCTTTCTGCCAACGCTTCCTTCAAGTTTGCTATAGTCGCATAGAAAGCAAATGCACCAACAGAAACGCTTGCAAGCGAAAAATTATAATTACCATCAAACCACGCATATCCTGCCACACCGATTGCTACCACACCCACATATCCAAACACATCGTTTACTGAAAATGTCTTCATTGTTCACTCCTGTTGTAAAATGTTTCCTAAGACTCATGACAAGTACGCTGTCAGGGATTCGAACCCCGTCTTACCTCTTTATAAATGAGGCTGAGATAACCAAGACCTCCCACAGCGCGTTTATTCAGTATAACAACTTACTTAGATTCTGTCAAGTCCATATAGCTGATTTTAATTTTCTTTGAACTAACATGTCCATTATTATTCTTATCCAAATAATTAGACTTCTGGCGATCATCATCATGACCCAACCGATAGCAAATTTCTTCAACACCAAGATCATTCATTACTGTTGGAATATCCAACATACGAATCAACTTATGTGTTAATTGAATTGCTTGTTCCTCAGTAACCATCAGTGGAATATCAATATGTAAACGGTAACTCATTTATTCCTTCATTATCCGAATAGAAAATTTTATCAAATACTTCAACACACCAACCTTCACATACAGAACAAGGTCGTGACATTCTCAGTTTACCATAAGCATTCGTTCGTATGTTAACTAAAGTTAACTTTTTGTTTCGTAAATTCTTTGGAACTTTTCTGAATGCGTCTAACTCTGAATGCATTTCATTATAAAGATATCCGAGTTTCTTTGCTTCTGGGTGAGTTTTAAAATCATTAGTCCCATATGTAATTAATCGGTTCTTCACAAAGATTAATGAAACATGTCTCTTTTGTCTTGGAATTTCCAAGCATATAGGAAGTGCTAAATTAATAAGTTCAACTGAGGAAAGCATAATAAAGAAAGTACATGAAATTAATCATGTACTTCCGAGAGATGTCAATTAGCGAGAAGCAACAAGAGCCTTACGCGAACCATCTTCACCAAATTCAAACTTGCGAGTACCCTTATGCTTATCTCGCATAAAGTAACGGGTTGCCCCTGTACGGGTCTCTTCCGTAACAACGGACCAATTTCCATATTGTTCCGTAAGTGTTCGGACATCGCTCATGAGAGCCCGAATATTCTTTACACCAAACCGGCTAAGAGCCTCGGCTGCTGTAATGCCACGACCTGCTGAGAGATAATTGATCACACGACGCTTTTTTGAAAGTACATTTGCCATAACTATAAAAACTCCAATTGACTCTTAGTGGATATATTATTACCGAGTCGTGTAATAATACTTAACGAGTGAGTGCCCTCGGTGGGAGTTGAACCCACGACTAATCGATTAAAAGTCGAATACTCTGCCAACTGAGTTACAAAGGCGTTTGTTGTTGAAACTGATTGTATCACACAATCAGTTATGCGTCAAGGCAAAATGCCCATCTTCTTTAAGAGATCTTTATTTGTGTGGTGAGCAATATGACAGTTGGCGCATAAAATGATACACTTCTTTGCTTCTTCAACCCTATCTGCCCGTAATAAATTTCTTGAATATAGGGCATACTTCTTGGTTGTTGGATCCACGTGATGGAACTGAAGTGTTGCAGGATTTCCCACAAAACCACAATCGGTGCATTTACCACCAAGAAGTTCCAACAACTCCTTGCGGCATTCCCACCTTCTCTTTGTTGTGGAACAAGACGAACATACAACACATCCCTTTTTGGATGGTTGAATAAATTCACGATCACAATATTTACATAAACACATAATAATATTATTCGTATTAGATACGAGAGAAGGCCAACTTCGGAAGTTTTCCCTCATCCTTGAGCTTTTCTAAGGTTTTCTTCTTTGCGTGGAGGATAATAGACTCTTGACTGTTGCGACGGAGTCTATCCTTACGCTTACGGTGCTTCACTTTAACGTCTTTTCTTGGTGTATTTGACATAATATATCTCCTCTAAGTGTACCATAGTATTTATGCTTAGTCAATAGAGTCTGTTGGACTTGGCTAAGTCTTCTTTTTCTTCTTACCACGAAGTTCGGCCTCAGTGTACATGTACATTGCATTGTTAATGAAAAAAGACTTCCATTGACCAGAAATTATGTCATATACTGGCAATAAATTAGGATCTTCTGCAGTTTCAAAGGTCTTTGCAACACTTTTAGCATACTTTGATGGAATTTTCTTCTCGTTTAGTGTACATGTGAGTGATCTGAACCGTCCAGTTGTTGATTTTCGGAACTGAACCTTACAAAATCCTTCAGAAAGGTGCTCTAGAAGCATTTTTCGATTAATATCTGATTTTTTATACATTAATAGTGCCCACTTCCTACTGCTGGTAGATTTTTATTTGGTTGTTGACTTTGATTTGTTCTATTTCGGACGGCATTTATCATAACATCCACTATACCACCAAGTGCATTGCCTGTAAAATGAGGTTCTGGTCTTACTCCAAATTTTTCAATGTCTGAATTATGAGCCTTTCTCTTCTGAAAGGCTAATTTATGGGCTATTCTTAATATATCATCATTTCCAGAAGAAGTTGCCTTATCAATAAATCTTTCTCTTTGTTTACCGGCCTCTGATGAAGCTTGTGTACGGGCTTCCCAGTCTTTAATCGCCTTATTTTTTACTCTTTCTCTTGTGCTAAGATCAATATCATCAGTCGCAATCTCTGTCTTTGAGTCTGATCGTGGTGCACTTGAAGATGTTTTAGATGTTAAGAGTGTTGGTAATATTTTTCCACCGTCTCGCCTAGTAGTCGGAATTCTATTTACAAACTCTGGGCGAGCAACAGGAGATCTATTATTTCTCATTGCAAGTCTCTTTAGTAATTTATTTTGATGAATCTTCTCAAGAAGAGTATTGAATGTTGTGTTTACAACAGATTCGAATGTGCTTTGGTGACCCTTTAATGTTTCATTGTCATCTTCTACCTTTATAGGTTCTATAGTAACTTCTTTAATTATGTTTGTATAGGTTTTTTTGTTCATAAAATTATTCTCAGAATTATTTATAGTTTTTACTTGACAGACTTTTAACCTGTCAGTATAATAATTGTGTGGATTTAAGGGGAAAAGTTAAAGGTCCTCATATTACTCGGTTAACTAATAGAAAGACAATTTAGTTTGGTCTGGTAGAAGCTCTTACTTTTTTGATTTTATCATAAATTCCCAAACCAGGTTTTGGAAGAGATGGTGTGAATCTATCTATTGGAGTGACTTTTGTGACTGGGGGAATCAGTCTCTTATTTTTCTCCTTTTTATTCTCCTTTTTATTTACAGGGGATGTTGAAAATAATCTATGAATTATATTTTCCAATAATGTTGGATATTCGTCTGGTGTATATGAGTCTCCAATTGTTCTCATCTGGTTCCACTTGGCCTGCATCATCTCTGGTGGTTTAGTTCCCATATTTGATCTAATTTCAGAAGATGTTGGAATATGTGGAGCAGGAGCCGGATTTCTGTCTCTCTTTATACTACCAGATCCCACAAACTTATTAATATGATCAGTTTGTGTTAGTGCCAGGCTTCCTGGAGTTCCAAACCTACGGGTATGACCAATACTGTCTAACACACTTTCCCACTTCTTTGATCCTTCTCCGGTTCGTGCTAGTCCGTTAAGCATAATTACATTAGAATGAGATGGACCAGAATGAAGATCTCGTAAACTTTCAACTGCTTTCATGAAATGTTCTGGAGTACCTTCATTTCCCTCCTGAGACAGGTTAAAATGATGTTCTGTATGATTTCTTCCATCACGCTCAAACACTTCTGTAGAGTGTGTTCCACGAAGCCATCCTTTAGAAGCCATATGTTGTTGTATAGAAAAGTCGTTTGAGGCTCCTCCCGATAACAGGCCCATCGGCGTGACCCTACGAAGTTCTTCGTGTGAAGTGCCAAATGCCTCTGGATTTTTTACTATTGCATCACTGTGAATAGTATCATCTTCATCTGGAATAGGAATTATTCTCCCATCAGAGTGGGCCATGAACTTATAGGGGAATTTCTTCATATAAAGTATTTATATACTTCAAAAGTGACCGTTATTGTCATCTCTTGGAGTCTTATTGACTCTGCGAGCATTCTTGGCATATGCTCTAGCATGTGCATCTCTAAGAGCCTTGCTTCTATCTGCGGCATTATTCATCTGTGTAATTAAAGTCTCAACACCCTCTGGAGATGTTGTATTTTTACCAAGTGACACAGTCCTTCGGACTATGTTAGCGTCTCTCTCTAGTGCAGACATATATTCCCCATGTTTGATCCTAGATGCAAGAATTCTGGCTTCTCTCTTAATACCTTCGGAAATGAATTGATTAAATGACTTCATGTTATAAGTTATCCTTTAATATTCCTGTCAAATGTTTTTCATATTCATGGTAGGAGACAAGTCTTGGTGTTCTTTCTCCAGACTCAGATGTAATAAATCCGTGATGTACGGAATATGATGGGTATCTTTCTCTTACTTTATTCACGGCATCGAGCCTGTTAAAAACATCAGTCTCTAAATCTTTTTTGTTTCTCACGCGACCATCCGATTCACCATAGACAGGCATCCCGTGTTGGGTCACAAAATGAACATTATTATTATTGTGATCTATTCTTCCCCATACTTTTGCCATTGGTTTATTTCTACTACTCTCTCTCCTACCCATAAAATTAAGGTGAGGAAATAGTTCTGGGTGTTCAGTAGAATTAGATACTTTCTCCTCATAAAAATTTTTTGGTCCGATGGCAAATGAGTGATTATCTTTAGCAGATATTACCTCATTTAAAAATTGATTAAATGACTTCATGTTATTATGTGGTTCCTGGAAATACGGCAAGATGACGTTCTGATCTTGTGACAGGATCGACCTTTGAGTCGGTCGTTTGTTTCTTGGAGACTCTTCGGGTATAGGCATTCTTACGATTTTTAATGGTGGCCTTTGTTTTGGCCACAAGGTGACGGACATCGGTTCCAGGAATAGTCTTTGGATCCATAAATCTGACATGGGAACCAGTGTTCTGGCCATGCTTTATGGCCCTCCTCCAGAAGGAGGCTCCACCCATAGAATGCTCGCGATCACTGATCACGGCGGCTCCTAGGTGGTTTGAGATGGCATGAATAAAATTATCTGGAATCTTAAAGTCGCTTGTTTTTTCAAACGCACGAAGATTTTTCTTAGGATAACCCGTAAAGGCAGCATGTCTTCTTCCAGTATGGTCAAACACATCACGCACGGATGATAGGCTATAAGACATCAATCTTATATGAGAGAATTGTGGATCGTTTGGGTGAATCGACACATATGCAGAAGAGGTGGGATTATTCCCCATGGCCTGTGGGTTGGACTGTCTTAAGACCCTTGCATGATACTTATCGTTCAGTGGAACCGTCTCGGCCTCTGGGTCTGGTGCAACGTTATGCCTTTCCAGAGTCGCGTAGAGTTCAGTATCAGAGAGGTGTGGAAGCTTTACTTTCTTCTCTCCTGGATTAGAAAAGTTGGTGGTCGGGTAGGGACCAATTGGATTCTCTATTAGAAATGAACGAAACGACTTCATACCAATATTTATAATATCACTCTTCGTCGGCAAAAACGTTCTTATATAAGAAGGTAGATATGACTATGGTAAGGGTAGAGAAGACAATGATTGATATTATCTGATTTAAATTCATTTAGTAGATATTAGGAGTACTGTTAAGAATCTGTAAATTTTATGTAATATCTTCTAGATTGATATTATTTATGTTGTTGTGATGTAATATATACTTATATGAAAACATTTAACCAATTTCTTGAAGATCTTACAGAGGGATTACAAAGACAAAGAAGAGTTGCAGCAATCAACACCGAGGGATTACCAGAGGATCATCCTCTTAACAGAGAGATATCGCGGGTAAATACAGCATTTGCAGGACGACAGGGAGCTCGGTTTTCGAATATTATAGCTAAAAATCCTAGAAAGAAATATGGAATGCGGAATCAATTTTCTTTGGACGGAACAGGCCAATGGAATTCGGCTCTTGTAGGGACTCCTAGACGGAACACAGAGGCAAGAAGGGCATTTTTTCAGGCCTTTGCTCTTACTGGTGGACCACCAAGAAC